CTTCTGGCAGAATAGGGTCAAGCCATTCGTTAAACCTCAAACGTTTGATCAGATCGTCACTCATCTCGGCTTCTCCACATATTCCACGGCGATGCGGGTATGCTTACAGTGAACCCATGACTCTGCCATTTGCTTTGAGGTGTAAGCACAGACATAACCATCTGCATACTCATTCACCCAGATCACCTTGGGTTCGACGTAGGGCTTGGTTACTTGGAAGCACACGATGTCACCGTCACCATAATAACACTTCTTGTGCCGCCAAGAATGCAACTTAGCGGGAAGACCTGCTGATGGAGTATTGTTACGATACCACACCATGACTTCGCTTTCAGGATGGACAGGGCATTCGCCGCCGTTCCAGCCCCAGATTTCACCGTTGTTATAGTCGTTCATTTTTCATTCCTTCCATGCGTTATCAGGATTAAGATGTAGATCATTTCCGCCACCGCTTGTAATCGTCCACCGCCTCAAGCGTGATGATCACCATCATAACGGCCACGGAAATGACCACGCACAGGATGGCGAACACCCCCAAAAAGAAGACGGCCATAAGGACAATCTCCCACATCCCCAATTCAAACAATCTCATCGCCGCCACCCATCCTTGCCCCAATCTGTATTTCCAAATGCTTTATGCGGTTTTCGTGGGCCAGCATGATCTGGTGCATCCGCAGCCAATTTTGGTGGCTATCGCCATGATCAAAACCCAGAAGGGCTTGGATACGCTTCTGCTCTTTGAACATCTCCTCCTGCTCCGGCGTCCGCTTGTCGGTGATGTAGACCTCCATTGCTTCCACCTCTTTCAGGTGTTCTGCAACCATGTCGGCGCGTGTCTTGCCACGCAGTTTACTCATCCACCAGTTCATGTCAGAAATCCACCACTTCGCAGTTGATGTTCCGCATCATCGAAAGCAGCATCGTTGCCTTGGCCTTCGATCCTTCGGGCACGGAGATTAGGAACATAGATGCTTCGGGGTTCGGGACTGTTGCGGCAGGGGACGGGACGGGCCTTGGACCTTGGACCTTTTCGCGCAAGTAAAAGCCAGCGCGGCGCTCTGACGCACCGCTGGGGATGTTGTCGCCCTTGATCCAATGCAGGGTGCAGCCACGTGACGCGCCTATGGCATCGTCCATGTCGTTAATGGTTGTCATTACCTTTGACAGGTTCGCGACATTTGGGAACTTGTGGTAGAGTCCCTCGAACAGTTCGGGGTAGAGGTCATATAGGGTCTTCATTTTGGACATCTCCATCTAGGGGGTTACTTGATTTTCTTCGCGATGTATTCAAACTTCCCACCACCAAGCTTGCGCTGGTAGAGGATGCACTTTCCTGCTTCGTATGTCGCAGCGGCTTCCTTTTTGTGCGGCCCGCCAGCGTGTTGCCCAACGTGGTACACGACCTCGTCGCCAGCTTCGGCTTCAGCCATAGCCACGCTGAACAGTCCTTCGGGGCGGCGGCTTACGTCATGTCGGGTGCTCATGGCTCTGCTCCCGTATCCAGATCGTCCAGCCCCATCAGGGCGCGTCCCAGCACGTGGGTGGACTTGGCGTAGTAGAGGGCCGTGGCGTTCTTCTTCGCGGGCCCGTAGACCCGCGCACAGGCAATCGAGCCCGTGTCGTGCAGACGTAGCAGCGAATGCCCTATGGCCTCGTACCTCGCCCGTTCGACCTCTGACGCCGTCACAGACGTGAAGGCTTCGTTGAACAGTTCGACGTACATCTCCGCCCTGTTCCAGACTTCGCCGCCCATGACGATGTTCAAGACCTGACTTTCGATGGTCTTGCGGGCTTCGGTGGGCTTGATGCCCGCCATTGCCTTTTCAGTGCCGTCCGTCCGCTTGTAGATTGCCACGGCCCGCCACGGCACGCGCTCTAGGTGTTCAGGGAAGTTCTCCACGTAGCCCACCTCGATGGTGTCACCGATGCGGATTTCGTGCAGCTTGGCAAGCTTAGGTGCAATCGCCACGATCTGCGGTTCTTCCCCTACGTTGTGCGGCATGAAGGCAAAGGCCACGCCTGACCCTGAAATGGACGCCACCATCATCTCGCTGGTGCGGACGTCTTCCGGCGCGTAATTCAGACCACCCGCCATCAGTTTTTTGCCTCTGCTTCGGACAGCGAAGAGTTCATCGCGGCAAGCATAAACTCCACGATCCGCCCCCTGTCGCCGTCAAGTGCGCTGCGCAAGGATTCGGTGATCAGCACAGTCATTGCCCACATGGCAAGGCTGGGCTGGATGCCCGCCGCTTCCCACGTTGCAAAGCACCGCTTTAGGTCCGTGCTGATCTTCTCGAAAGCTTGCGACTCCGCCGTGCTTTCATGCGTGATCTGGGTCATTTGAATTCCTTCATGATTTCTTCTGTCGTCCATATGCAGTCGTCCAACACGACCTGTTCTTGGTCTAACGAGCGGACTTGCCGCTCGTTCCCGATGTATGCTTCGCAAGAAGCCATGTCCTCGAACCTTGGTTCATAAACCACATTCGAGCACACGATTTCCCCGCAGATGAGGGCGATGGCAACGATCACTTGCATTATTCCTCGTCTTCCTCGTCGTATTCGATCTCGCCCAACCCATGGCAGTTGTCGCACTCCGCCATGTAGCCTTCGATGTCGCCGTAGGGGTTCGAGGCAGAGGCGCGGCAATACCGCTCGAATTCCCTTTGACCTTGGCCCCCGCATTCTGGGCATGGTTTCGTGGTCATTTGCTGGCCTCCAGTTCATCCTTCTGGATGGCGTAGACCATTGCATCCGCGATCAGGAAGGCGCGGTCAGCCAGTTCGTAGGAGTTGGCGTTGATAGCCAAGGCGTGGGGGATGAGCCCCATCATTGCTAGGCCCGCATACCATTCGCGCTTGGTCAGTCCCTTGCAGGGGGCTAGACCCGTGTCGTGCGGGTAGGCGTGGAGTTGGGTTGTGTCGGTCATGCTTCCGCTCCTCTCGATTGCTGATACAGCGCGTTTGTCAGGGAGTCATGCAGCTTGGCGCGGGCAAGGAAGCGCTCTAGCTGATCGACGTCCTTGAGATCGATTTCGGCAAACTGGTCTATCTCGATGCTGGCCTCGATGATGCGGAGCATATCGTGCGCCTGATCCTTGCTGATCACGATCATGCTGCTTGCTCCTTGGGCCAGCCCATCGCCTTCAAGTCGCCCACAACGTAGGGCACAAGCGCCGTGCCCGTTGCGGTGGTCTTTTCGACCTTGGGCGGCTCGACAGGCAGATACTTGTGAAGGTCCGCCTCTAGCAGCGTCTTGGCTTGCTTAAGAGTGCGGATGGGCAAGAGCATCGATTGCAGCTTGTCGCGCATCGCATCAATGTCCTTGTCCTGCTTTTCGGCAGCTTCGCAGAACCCAAGCACGTCCTGTCGCACGATGGCCTTGAGCGTCTTGGTCAGGGGGTCTACGGCGTTGCTGCTGCCGTTGGTTAGGTAGATGGTGCGCGATCCGTTGGTCTCATAGGATATCCAGTGGATATATCCACAGTCACCGCTCGACCCGTAGTAGCGCCCATAGATGCGCATGGTCGCAACAAAAGGCCGCAGCCCTTCGTCGTTGTAGAGGGCAAGCACGGCGGCGGGCATAAGCTTGAGCGCTTCAGCTTGCACGTACTCCCTGATCTTTGCCCTGTAGTCGATCTGGGGGACATCTTTCATGATGTCGCGAACGATTTCGCCCTTGTGGGCTTTAGTGAGGTTCATTTCGATTATCCTTGTTTTGAGGGGTTACTTAAACAGTTTGCTTTCCCATAGGCACACCGAATTGATATGCGTATGCTGCGTGGTGGGCTCGACCATGCCGACTTTCTCTATCCAGCCCATCTTGCGCAATGAGGACAGCATAGACCCCCACACGTTATGATGGTGTGGGTCAGCCATACCTTGGCTGCGGCAAAACGCGCAAAGCTTACCGCCTTCTAGATAGCGGTTGCTTGCAAGATACCTTGCCGCATTGTGGTAGTATTCCTTCTTCCAATCGTCATCCGCAGTGGCGTAGGCACGTTCGATCTCAGATTGGATAAAGTCGGCACGTTCATTCATCTGGGGTTTCCTTATTCTGACAGGTTGGTGATATGGCAGACGATCCACTCGTCTTCGATTTTTGCGACTAGGCAGATACCACCGCCCAGCACATCGGCTGCGGCCTTCGCCGCCCAATACTGCTCGTAGGCTTTGGAGTAGCCGTCATCGCAATTCCAGATAAGTTTGCGGACCATCGCGCCCTTGCTCAAGGGTGCGCCCACGTGGGCGTCAGGGTTGTTATCTATGGAGAACACGCCCAGTTCATCGACATAGCGGGCAAAGGTGAGTTTGAGGCTTGCGGGCATGATCAGACCCCATACTTGAGGTTTGCTTCGTCGATGGCGATCCACCTGTCGTTGATCAGCACTGCCAACCCAATGTTTTTCTCGTCATGCCCCAAAATGCGGGCGCAAGCTTTCACGGCATTGAGTTGGTCTATAGCGTTGGTGTAGCCGTCACCAGTGGTCCAATCCAAAATGGCACAGACTGTGCCGGATGGGATTTCGTCGTTGTAGCCAATCTCTGGATTGAGTGTGACAGAGTAGATGGCAAGCCTATCGACATAGGCAGGGTATAAGAGGTTAGCCATTTGTGGTTTCCTTTGCGGGTCTCATGAGCATTTCCTTGCGCCAGCGGTAGACTGTGGACATCGCAAGGTTGTTCATTTTGGCAGCGGCGTAGATGCCGTAATTTTCAGAGTCCGCCAGCACCTGACAGCGTATATCGTCAGGCAAGCCGTAAGCAGGGTGATAGACGCACTTTATCGTGATCATGCCGTCACCTCTGATGTCAGGGCGGCGGTAGAAAGCTTGCGGGCTTCGGCAAACTCGACAAGGCGGCGCGTGACGTCTTCGCGCCCATACTTCGCCTCACCCCAGCCGTCATGGATCACTTGAAGTTCGTCAAAGGTGTCGCGCAGATCGTCGGTCAGATCGTCGATCTGGATGCCCAAGGCGTTCATGCCACGCACGATAGCGATCTCAAGCGTGGCGCGTGTACCTACGGGGCGATAGCCAGTGTGGTGGCTTCTGATAGACAAGCCCTCGATAGCAGGGTCGTAATCCTCGTCTTGGATCAACGCGCCAATAAAGCAGCGGTTGCCGTCATGGTCATCGCGGTAGTAACACATCGACTTGTCCGATGCAGAAGAAGGATGCGGCATGGACAGGAAGTGCGTGGCAACCCTGTCAAAGATGGGCTGCAGGATTTCTGGGGAGATCATCTGGGTCTTCCTTTCAAGTTTGGGTTTGGTAGTGGTCGCTTGTTCACTATACACAAGCGGAAGCAGGGTGCAAGAAGAATGTTGGGCCTTGGACCTTGGTCCTTTACAAAATGGGCGTTTTTACAAAGTTGATTGAGGGGTTGACCTCGCTCCTTGGACCTGCTAAGTGTATGAAATCGCAGGACTAAAAAACACCGCCATTTACGTTTTTTCCAATCTCAAACGAGATTGTAAAGGACTTTGTAATGGCGGTTTTGTCATATGTATCAGTCACTTAGAGGACGAAAGTGGGCCAAAAAGTGCCCTATAGGGGATTTTAGGCCCCCCTTGTGAATTTAAATTTGTGTTGACCCCCCTCGTGTTAATGGAAAAAGTGTGTTGAGTATGTGTTAAGTTGTTGAAAAGACAAGATATAGTTCATTACATTGTTATTACACTTAACATTTTCAGGGGGTCTTACTGTAATGAAATGGAAGGGGGGGGGCCTAAAAAACCCTATAGCAATCTTTTTCCGATTCGTCTTGACCCTTGACCCGCCTTGGGGTTACCAAAAAGGTGGTTTAATTCACTGCCGGAGGATCGACATGGGTGGCTTTAGGAAGAACAGGGACGCCGTTGTCGCTGTTAAGGGTAGCAAAGTTTCGTCCATCGAAGAGGATTATGGGCGTGTGATAACAGAGCGGCAGAAAACCTTTGCCGAACTCTACTCTGAG